GGAGACCAAGTCACCACCACGACCCGCTAAGTTTGATCCAACCCCAACAGCATAATACATCCCGCCGTTGCTCGTGTCCCACCGCCCACTGGCCTTACTGTCCGCCGCTAACTTAACACCCGGAAACACTTCCCTAAAATCATCACTCTCAATCAAGTTCTTCGTCTTCCTGCCAAAGTTAACCGCCAACTCCGTCGTGTGTGTCGCCTGAATGATCTTCATACTTGGGTTCTGGCCCATCATCCACGCAGGAAACAAAAAGGACGCAAACTCACTCTTCGTGTGCCGCGGAGCCATGTTGATAATTAACCGCTTCAACTCCCCACGGGCCACGCGTTCTAACTTGTCAGCAATGATTTTATGATGACGGCCCGCGATAAAGTCAGGCCAAACTGTTTTGACAAAAGTTAAAAAATCTTTTTGACATTTCTCATTCTTTTCAAGCTGCGCGAGCCGAAGCTCAAGCTTCAGTTTTTTCTCTTCTAGGATCACGGAATTTGCTGAACTCATAGGGGGCCCCTGTAATTTTTCACACGCAGTTTCACAATGTTTCACGTGAAACAATCCACGTAAATGTATGCGATTTTAAACGCTATTATAAGACAGTTAACCCTCGTTGGAAATACCTTATAAATATTTGAGAGAAACATGGCCCCTGCCCTCGACAGACGCGGCACGGTGCGCGGCGCGAAAATTGCGCTGTTTTTGACGAAAATCAAGGAAATTGACCCGATATTCCGGGGCCCCGGCGCGTTTTAACAACGGGCATTTCATCCAGAAACGCGGGCCACGGTGCCCGGCGAATTGTTTTTGGTGGGTGACCCCGGCGAATTGTGCGCGGTTTAACTTTCACCGGGTGGGCTTAATTCCGGCCCGCTGGGGTCGCATCCAGTGGTCCACGGTCCACGGTGCCCGGTACGTTTGGCTGTACGTTCAAGGGGCGCGGCCCGCCCTATTTAACTGTTTATTGCTGGCAAAGAAAAAGGCCGCTCAATGGCGGCCTAGATCGTCGTTTGTGGGGGCGTTTATGAAACGTCAATTGAGACGATAATATCGCCGTCGTTGATCATGTCCTTGATTGTCTCGCGGGTTTCATCGTCCCGGTTCCCGCTGTCGTCAAGGTGGGTTTCAACGATGGCGTCAACGAAACTTTCAAGGCCGTCGATGTCATCGGCTTCTACATTCAAATCATCTTTGAACTGTTCAAGGGTTTCAAGGCGGGCTTCCAGTCCGTCCAGTTGGCGGCTATCGGTCAAGGCGGCTTTAATGCGGCCATTGATTGCGTCATTAATAACGGTGCCCAAATCAACCGGGGTTTTTTCCAAGTTGGTTATATGATCTCGCAAGTTTTGAATATCTTGAATTGCCCCGCGCAAATCGCTTGCGGTTCGTAAAGCATTACGTTGACGGTCTCCACTATCCTCCGAAGAATAAGCATTGTCGTTTTGTCCTCGCTTGTAAAAATCAGAGGCGCGGGCTTCTAAACGGTCAAGGTTTGATTTAATATCGATCATGTTTTTTGCTCCAATGGCGCGACGGGATGCCGGGCCTTGGGTATCTAATTATATATAAAATTATATAAAGTAAAGTATTTCATTAAAAAGGGCCGCACAATGGCGGCCCCGGTGGTTGTTATATAGTGAGCGGTTTATTTGTGACGGACGCCTTTAAAACGTCGGAAAGCAATAGAAAACCGCAAAGCCGAAATAGACGGCGCGGGCAATACATCCCGCCAAACCCAATAAAGAAAATTAAACATTAATCAAACCGGGCAATATAGTGACTAGGCGACCACCTATATTTTGACGGGACTTTTTTATCTACAATTGCGCAAATCCCGTACTGGTAAACGTACAAAACAAACCGATCATCAAAAGAAAACCGGGCCAGCGGGTGCAAGTCTGGATCGCCGGGATAAGAATAAACGCCCTTTGTCCCTAACGTACCTTTCAAGGGATATTGAGCAAAGCCGCCGTGACCGTAAACGGCGTCCATTTTGTCGGCAATATCTAAAAGAGTAAGTTTGAGCGGGTCAACTTGTTGGGCTTCAAGGCAGGCCGTGCAAAAGAAATCCGGTATAATGCCGCAAGCTTCCACAAGGTGATCCGGGCGGGTGTTGCCTATTTCCGGGTCACGGTTTGGATTTAATACGCGATCAAGAATAAAGTCACTAGCGCGAAAGTTTTCTGTAAATATTTTTGTCATGTTTTTTACTCCAACGGCGCGGCATCATGCCGGGCCTTGTTATCTAATTATATATAAAATTATAGAAAGTAAAGTCCCCAACAAAAAAGGGCCGCGCAATGGCGGCCCAATCTTTTAATATATAGAAACGATTTAGGCGGTTACTTTATCCAATAAAACCCCGGCTTTTTTCTCAACCTCTATCCGGGCGTCTTGGTGGGGAACGTCGCGGGCGATTGCGGTTATGGCTTGCGCGGCATCCCAAACATTTTCAACCGGGCGGCCCTCTTCCTTCAAGTGACGGGCGGCGGCGGCTTTTGCCATGCGTCCAGATAGTCCGGCCCGCTTGCTTAGAAACTCCAACCGTTCTTCGTCGTCGCTTGCAATCTTTGCGGCTTTGGCGGCCTGCACCCCTTCCACAAAAGAAAAGGTTGAACCGTTAGCAAACGATTGCAACGCCGGGCGGGCTTCCATTGCGAACCGATCCGGCGCAAATTTAGTATGCCGAATTTTAATTTCGTGGAAATTTTCCACGCCCCACAAGTTTCTATTCATGCAAACGCCGCGAAAATACATTGCGGCGATCCCGGCGGTTTTGCTTCCGGTTTCGCTGTTCCATGCATAAAACCCACGAAACATTAAATCCGGCTCACCGTTGGCAAGCTTGCCTACTTCAATGGGGTTGCGGTCATCCACAAGAAAAACAAATACATCACGATCCGACGCAAATAACGTGGTTGTGTCGTTTGTTACTGGGATTTCTGGATCATAAACGGCCATACCGTCACGGCTTCCGGTCATCATGCCCGGCACTTTCCAACGTCCGTCGGATGCGTCAACCAAGTTTTTGATTGGTTCTAATATTTCCCAGTCAAAAATCCGGCCATAGTCCGGCCCGGTCGCGGCTCTTAATTCCCCGCCTTGGGCTTGGTTGCCATATACCTTGATTAGTTCCTTGCCTCGGTTATATTTCAAACCCCATTGAATGCAGTCCGCCGCTATTGGTGCGGGCAAATCTTTAAGGTATCCGGCTGGTGCCCCGGCAAGTTGAGACAATTGGCCAAAGCTCCAATTAGTTGGGAGGTTATTATGCTCTTGGTTATTATCGTCGGTATATTCGACAAAGATATTTCCCCGGCTGGGGTTTGCTTCGTCGTAATCGCCTATAATTTTAACCTTGTGAGTGTCAACGGTGCGGGAAGTCATCCGGCTTGCGTCAACTTTCTTAAAATTTAGCATACTATCCAAGGATAGAAACTTTTGGTCATCCGGGCGGTTATACCATTGGGATGAAACTGCACTGTTGCCTATGCCGTGTGATAGTGCGTCGGTTTGATAAGTCATGTTTTTAACTCCTAGTTAAATAAAAAAAAACGGGGCAGGAATACCCCGCCCCTATAAACTCGCATAATATTAGATACCTTGCAAGCTTTATTTTTTCAAAAGTTAACTTGCTCCAATATCTCCGGCAATATGGTGCCGCAATATGGTGCGCGGTGCCAAGCTTTTAGCAAACCGTCGTAACTTATCCCCGTCGGTTTCCTCTTGGTTTTGCTTTGCGGTGTCCATCCAATGCAAAAGGACATTGCCCCCGGTAGCATAGCACCCGCCCGGATCATCCGGGTTGGCGGCTTTCTTTTTATGTACACCGTGCGCTGTAAATCCGACGGCATAATTTCTTTTAAGTTGAGCGCATAACGGATCACCCGCGCCGCATTGGTTGCATCCAAAGTTATCGCGGTATTCCGCCGGGCATCTCACAATTTTTACATCGTCAACCGCCCGCGATTTTTTACCTTGCCAAAAATCTAAGGAAACCGCGCAAACCGTCGGTATGTTTTGTTTAACATATCGCGCCGCAAGTTCGGAAGTTTTGGCGGAATAGTTTATAACAGTTTTGCCCGGTTTTAATTTTTTTGCCCAGTATAACGGGTTAAAATGCGAGTAAGTAAATGCAACGCCTTTATGTGGTACAGCATCAATAACGGCGTCCAAATAATCCGGGTCAACTTTTGACGCGCCACACCCGGACGGATTTAATTCACACGTTGCCGGACACGTTCCGAAGTTATCATTTTCGCCCGCTCTATAAGTTACCGCAACGCCCTTAGTTTTTTGCGCTCGGCTAATTTCTACAGTTTTTAACATTATAACTTCTCCCAATCGGAAACATGAACAACGGTATAAGAGTTTTCACGACCGTTGTTTTTTTCGTGCTGAGTTAAAGATTGAGCCGCCCGCCTTGCGTTCTCTTTAAAGTTATAACTTTCTATATTTTTTTGATCCGGATTAGATACCACGACCCACGGCCCGGAAAATTGTTTATTTTGTTCTCTTTTTAACATGGTTGCCCCCATTGTTTGGTATAAGATATATCGCATACCCTACAATATAAAAAAGCCCGGCGTCAACCGGGCTAATTAAATTATTTTTTACGCCGCCTTTGTCGGGGCTTATAACTTTGTCTTGGTCGTTTTCTTTTTTGTTGTTTTTCAAACTTTTCTAAAGCTTCGTCGCCATACCTAAAACGCGCAAATAATCTCATTAAAAAAAACATTTACCAATCCCTTCCAAATACTTTTGCAAATACTTCGTCGAGAATTTTTTCTAGTTCATCTTTTGTCATGTTTTTCCCTCATTTTTTTAAAGTTAAGTTCTACTACTTCCGGTTGTTTAAAAATATCCACCACCGCAACGCTATGATAGTTTGCACCAGTGTCGTTAGAAAAATTACGCCGGGCGATTTCACTCGCCTTCACGATGTCGTCAGCGTCAACTATATGGGTTGCGGAAGTTACGCCTTCCACAACTATTTGATAAGTTTTTTTTGCCATCACCAATCCCCCGAATATTCTACATCGCGCCAGAAGCCGTCGTCACGTTGTAGCCAAGCCGCCGCATCTCGAAAGATTTTTGCAGTCTTGGCAACTTGTTCTGGTTTTTTGTGGTAAGCGTCAGTCACGGGATCAAAAAGACTTGCGTCAGGCAATCGCCCTTGCTCCACGGCTTCCGCAATTTCTAGTAACTGGTTTGGATCAAGAGGGATTTCGTGACGTTCACTGTCTGAGTAATGCAGATCAATATAGTTGTGCAGTGCCCAGTGTTTACGCCATTGGCCAAGGTCAAGCCGCAAGCTTGTGACCTCGTAACTATCAACCTTTTGTCGTTGATGTTTGCCGTCGT